CGGAGCAGGGAAGGAAAAAACATTGGGACACGCCGCCGCGATTGCGGTATCTGCCAGGATGTATGATTTGAGTCCGGCTTTCATAGTTTGGCGAGCCTCTTTTTTGCTTCCTCTTCCATCGCTTTATATGCGGCTGGCATGGCGGTATCACGCGCGGGGCGCATGAAAGGTTCGGGCTTGAGGTCGCCTCTTTTGCGTCCAAATTCGAGTATGTTTGCAACGACTTCAAAACCCACGTCGCGGCCTTGGAGTTTGATTGTCCTGTCTTTGGACGGCAGCATGTAGACCTTGCCGGACACTTCTTTTTTCTTATTGATGAAAGCTTTTTTACCGATGAGTTTTTTCAGGCTGGCATGGTTGCAATTTGCCTTGGCCTGGCGTTGGATTGGAACAAGCCCTTTGCGGACGGCAGGCAGGATTACTTTTGAATTGAATTGCTTGTCAACCTTTTGAAGGTTTTTCATTACTTCGGACAAGCCTGATATTTGAGCAACTTGTGTTAAATGAGAAAGATTCATTTATACCTTCCTCTCATTCGCCATGATGATGATTTCACGGGCGTTTGTGCGGTCGGGGAGGACGGCGACAATCTGGAAAGTCCGGGAGCCGTGGACGATTTGCATCTTGTCTAGGATTCCGGCGAGGTAGCGGATGCGGATGCGGTGCGAGATTTCCCCGCGCACCTGTTCACTCTGCAAATATTCGCGGCCTGATATCGGCGTGATCTCCGCAAAGACAGTGGCAAACGTCGCCCAGGTCTTCACGAGTTCGCCGTAACTATTCAGCGAATCGGTGTAGGTTTGGATTGTAATGCGATCTCTCAACCTTCCCGACTTCATACGCACCTCGCAATTTTGTGGGAATCCAACAAGAATTTATAGGTACGATTTTCTTGAAGATTAAGTTCAAAATTCGCCTCTCTGTGTTCAAACATGTCTGCTGCAAGCGACATAATTGCCACTTTGAGAGCATCAGGAACGGATGCTGCGGCATCGCCATAACCGCATTTGAACTCGACCGTAACCGCATTTGAAACATTCCGGATCGACGGCCAGCTTTCGCCATAGGCAGGCTCAATCCTCCCAAAAAGGCTTATCAAGTCCGTGCGGTAAAGCGATGACGAAAGAGTTTGTGTCACCCCATCTGTATCGACGTAGGTAATTGATGTGATGGACTGGACGGGCGGGCGCGCAAGCTCAATGATGTCCGGGAAGGAATCGAACATCAATTGATAGCTTGTCGTGATGAGCGTGCGCCCGGTATAAGTTTCGATAGCTTGACGGCAGGCGGTAATATAACCGGAGAGCATTGTGTCATAAGTTGAAGCATCAAGCGAGAGAAATGTCTTCAACTCAGAAACAGTTACAGGCTCAAGCGCTGGAGCTGTCTTAACTTTTATTCCCGTCCAGTCCATCTGAGGGATTCCTTATTAACTGACGTAGTCAGCGGTCAAGCCGTCGTATGCGAACTTGGGGCCGCCAAGGATGTAGGTGACAACACCCTCATCCGTGCCAGTAGCGAAGCTCACATAGGCCGAGACGTAGCGGTACGCGTAACCGTCTTCAGCGGCCTTCTGCGCGACCTGCGAGGCGAGGCATTCGAGGAAGATGTAATCTCCGACTGCGTCCGGCTCTGACGATACGGTCTTAGTCACGACCGTGGCGGTAGTGCCACCGCTCGACGTTGTGCCTGCTTTGATTGTGAGAGTTACAGCCGAGGTGCCGATTGTGCGGAAGAATGCTACGAGCAACTTTGAGAAGTCGCGCATATCTACCCACGCTACGGCGGTTGCGGCGGTGGAATTGGGATCGAAGTCATACTGAGTGACTTTGATCTCGGTTGCGAGTTTATCTGCTGTCAAAGACATTTTGAATCTCCTTATTTTTTGAAAATTCCGGGAGTTTTTAGGCTCCCGGTTTTTTGATTAGGCGCGTTCTGCGAGCGTAACGAACGGAGAAAGCGTGGTTGACGATTTCTTGGGAGTCAGTGCCGATCTCCACCAGGGCTGTCCGTCATTGTAAACGGTGAATTTGAAGGCGCGCTCGTTGTACACGAAACGGACATGGATGGACTCCATGAAATTGATTCCTCCGAGCATCCCTTCAAGGTATTCGTTCCAGTTCACGAGGGCGATATCGCCAAGGTCGCCGAGTGTCGCCATGTTTTCGTCGAAGATAACAGGACGACCAAGCAGCGTTGCGGGGATATCAGTTCCACGCTCAGGATTGAAAAGGAACTGATCTACGTTCGTTCCGGAAATCCTGGCAGAAACAAGTTGTGTGTAAGTGTCCTGGTTTGTCATCCACACAGCATTGTTATAACCCCAGATGCGCGCACGCATCTTGATAAGGTTTGTGCCAGTGATTGTATCAGCTGTCTGCGATCCTTCTTTTGCAACAGTCACTAGGGCACCGCTGTTCATGACGCCCGTGAACTCGCCAACGCCAGAACCCCAAATGCGCTCATAGTTGAGCTTGCTAGCCTTCTCTTCAGAAAAACCACTCTGAATGAGGGCTGCAAAGGAGATAGGCGAGCGAGCGAGGATTTCCTCTGTCGCGTAGCTCAGCCCCATGAGGCTGTTGGCTTCGAGTTTGATCTGCTCGAATGTCGATTTGCTTGCCGTGACGGTTTCAGTCTCAGCCCTGCGGTAGACGCGGAATCCGCCGCTCACGCTGGAACTGTGATCCTTGTCAACGCGGGCGTTGACATAGACGACCTGCGAGCTCATCGGAACCTTGCGCGTGTAAACGCCAGTATCGACTTGTGTTGCGCTGCTGTCTGTGGTCAAAAGCCCGGCTAGGAATTCCGGAGGGACAAGGTATCCACCGTCTGGATTGCTCGATATCCTTCCCTCGTCGCTGCCGACCGTATTGAAGAGCGGACGGAGGTTTTCGGGCATTTTGTCGAGGCGGTTGTCGTTGCCAGGCATGCCAGCGCGGATAACTGCGTCGAAAAACTCGATGTGGTTCTTGAAACCGCGCTTCGGGTCATCCTTGTGGTCGCGGCTCTGTACCGAAATCATGTTCACCTTTTCCTCGATCTTGTCAATCTGCTTGGATTGTCCGTCGAGCTTGGCGTTCATTTCGGACTTGGACTTGTTGAGTTCATCCTTGACTGCGTTCATTTCCTTTGCGGAAGTTTCGTTAAGGCCGTTTATGGCCTTGCCCTGATCTTCGATCAGTTTCTTGAGTTCGGGATCCATTAGTTTTTCTCCTGTGTGTTATTTTGGAGTTTTTGAATGTTTGCCTTGAGCATTTCCTTGATTTCAGAAAGCCCGTTTTTGCTTGAATCAGATTCGGAGGCGCGTCGCGCTGCCTCTGCCCGCGACAAACCCGCATCGCGCAGGGCTTGTTCGTTGGCACGCTTTTTCAGCGCATTCTGGTATCTTTTGAAATGGTCGGGAAGTCCGGGAAGCAAATCATCGTCGAGCTCAAAGGCGCAAGCGGTAGCCTTGGAGTCTTCAAGCAGTTCGTCGGCAAAGCCTAGCTTCATTGCTTTTTCGCCAGAAAGCCAAGACTCAGCTTTCATAAGGTCTAGGACGACAGTTTTTTCGTTGCCCGTGCGGGCTACAAAAATATCTGCAATCATTTCCTTGAGCCCGTCGAGGTGTGCGGCCTCTGCGCGCATATTCTCAGCGCCCCCCATGACAAGGCCCCACGGATCATGGATCATGATTTCTGCGGAGGAGGGGATAAGAATTTTGTTCGCCCCCATTAAGATGAATGCGGCGGCGCTGGCGGCGAGTCCGTCAACGTATGCGGTGATATCGAGAGGGGATTGCTTGAGCGCGTTGTAAATGGTAAAGCCATCGTGGACAAAGCCGCCAGGGGAATTAATTCGGAGGTTGAGCGATTTATGGTTCTTTTCAATCGCCCTCAACTCCGCAACAAAAGCCTTGGGGGATACGGCATCGCCCCAAAAATCCGCACCGATGGCGTCATAAATAAGGAGTTCTGGAGTCTCGGATTCCGTGTTGACGTTAAACCACTTCCTGGGATTGGAGTAGTTTTTAAATATCTTGTGGTTCTTCAGGCTCATCTTGAATAGCCTCCTTTTTTGGAATGGGATTTGGGGTGCTTGTGTCAAGGTCTGAATCAATGACCATGCTGCCCTGACGGACGTATTCGTTCCCGCCTTCGCGTGAGTTCAAACCTTCGAAATGGCGGATTTCATTTGGAGAAAGAGCGCCTAGGTTGTACATTTCGCGGTAGTGCGTTGTGCGTGCGGTGATATCAGCCTTCATGAGCGCCTTAGTGTTGAATTGCGGGTAGAGGTCGCCCCATTGCGATTCTGGAATCAGGCTGCGCTGGATCGCCTGTTCAATGTTTGTCAGGTACGGGGAAAGTGTGTATGTCAGAAAGTCGGAGTTTTTCTGTTCAAGTGTTGACCAGCCCTGCGCGCGTTGCGTGTCCCCAATCATCGAAGGGGGGACGCGAAAGATGCCACAAATGTCTTCACGCTGGAAGCGGCGGGTCTCGAAATACTGTGCGTCTTCATTAGACATTGAAAGACGCTGAATCTTTGCCCCATTGTCGAGAAATCGTGGCACCCCGTAATTTGTTCCCGTGCCTCCTACCTTCCACATTGTCGCGAAATTGTTTAGAATATCCTCATTGGCAGCTTGCGGATATTCGACCACAAGCGGGGGAGTGGCGTCGTTCTGGAAAACGCGCGCGCCGTGCTCTTCTGCCGATAGTGCAAGTCCGATTGATTCGGCGGCGTACTTGATTGGTGACGCTGGATTCACGCCGTCAAGCGTGCGGTAGTTCGCCCAAAAGAATTCCGAGGCGGGACGCTTGTCGAAGCGCATGTATTTATTCGGCCCCCATTGGACAATGCCTGAAATGAGGATTTCCCCGCTATCAGAGAGTTCGCGGAGAACGCTGTCGGGGTGCAGTGGAATCAGTGACAAGACCTTGCCGGATGAAGAGACATTCTTCCAGCTTATGAATCCGCCGCGCAGGAGGATGCACTCCATATTCCAGAGCCAATAATCATACGCGGTCATGAACTTGTTAGGCTGATATGCCAGGAGCCAATACAGATTGTTTTTGTTGGCCTCAGTGGTATCGCCGTCGCCATTCGCCTTATAAAGTTTCAGGGGAATTGAGGCGATAGTAGAAGAAAGCAAATTGACGCAGGAAAAGACAGCGGTAGCATAAAGCGCGCGGTCGGCGGAAACGGCAAGCCCGGTGGCGGTGGTAGTGGTAAAAACCGGAAACCCATCAGCATCCAGTGTGGTGAAGCGGCCAATATAGGCATTGAAAGCAGATTTGAGCTTGTCAAAAAAGCCGCGCTTGTCTTTCATGTGTCTCCATTTTTCAGGGACATCGGGGCAATAAAAAAAGCGCACAGGTTGGTTTGCAAACCTGTGCGCCTTATTGTCCGGCAAGACTATTTCGATTGCCGCCGAAATTGTCCCTTTTGTTTTATGCTAGTCTATTGGCTGAATCAATTCAAGGCCTTTCAAGTATCGGTTTTCTATATATAGAACTTTTTTGGATTTATTTTTCATTTGTGGGTTTTTTATGACCGCAACGGTCACAGATACGGACGCGCCGGACGCAATCACCAAGAGGCTTTGTATGATAGACGCGCATCTTGAAGCGACAAATCGGGCAGAGGAAGCCGTCAATATCTTCTTTTTCTTCCTGAGCTTCTATTGTAGCTGTGGCGGGAGCCGCTTCTTGCTCTGGCGCTGACTCTATCGTCTTGATCATTTCGCTTTCGACTGTGTTTCTGATTTTCTTGTGCCGTCCCATCTTTAATCCTCCTTTGATTGGTTTGCCTTCTGGCAGTTTTTGAATATCTCTTCATATTTCTTGGCAATAATTCTAATGTCGTGGTGTTTCTCCGCGAAGTTCCGGGCATTCCTTGAAATGAATTCCCTTAAATCTTTGTCACGTTTCAGTAAAAGGATTTTGTCCTGGATACTCCGCGCGGAACGCTCACAGAAAAAG